ATTATTATCTAATAATAAATGTTAAGAGAAATTTTTAAACAAGTATCATATAGAGATAGTCCATATAAGGATATTTATTACTTAACTGATACTGAAATAAGATTTTCTATTTATAATCAAGATAAATTCATAACAATATCATTGAGAGTTGAAAATGACAGATATATAGTATATGGTTTTGAAACAACAAAAAATAATACTATAATCCGTCATAAAAGTGAACAAATAGATTCAATAGATTTTTTTTGGATTTGGTACAATAATTTTTATAATAATTTATTATAATTAGAATATGGATACGATTAAAAATGTGTATGGTTCTGTTGTTGAAAAATTAGGTTACAATAAAAAGCAAAAAAAACAACCAATGAAATTATTAAAACAAGAATATACTAAGATCAAACCATCACCATCTAAAAATGTCAAAAAGTTAGGAACTAAACAATTAAAATTAAAAACAGTAGAAGAAGTTCATTTAAATAAATATAAACCAGTGATAAATTCACCTATAAAAAAGGTTGTAAATTTAGCACAATATCAAAAACCAGTTGTTAAACCAGTTCCTGTAAAACCCGCAGAACCTGAAACATTTGGACAAAAAATAATTAAAGGTATTTATAGTATTTCTAATGCTATAAATGAATATACAAAACCTAAAACTAAACCTGAACCGAAACCTAAAAAATCTTCACAAAAAACAAAAAAAGAAATTCAAGAATTAATAGAAAATATTAAAAAAACAGGTGTAGTATCTGAAAATAAAAAAATATCTCCTCCTTTTAAAACTAATCCTTCTTATAAATTTGGTCAAGAATCAAAATATGCTAAAACCTATGAATATCAAGAACCTGAATTTAATCAAGAAATACTTGACGCTTTTCCCGATACAAATAAAAAAGTATTACATCAATTATTTCCAAACACTCCTTTAGTTACTAAAACAGGTAGAAAACCAATGATTTCCGAAAAATACAATCCAATTCTTCAACCAATAAAAAAAGAAAAGAAATATCAAAATTATCAAAAATTAACTACAATATCAGAAAATCAAAAATCATCTCCAGAATTAAAAACACATAAAAAAATTAATATTAAAACTAAACCACAACTTGACCAAATAATTGAAGATATCGATGAAGAAGAATATGAAGAACCAATACCTAAAGTTAGAAAGGTGAGAAATCTAAGAAAAATACAAGAAGATGAAGAAGAAGAACCAACACCTAAAGTTAGAAAGGTGAGAAATCTAAGAAAAATACAAGAAGAAGATGAAGAACCAACACCTAAAGTTAGAAAGGTGAGAAATCTAAGAAAAATACAAGAAGAAGATGAAGAACCAACACCTAAAGTTAAAAAAACAAAAGCACCTGCTAAAGCACCAAAGGCACCTGCTAAAGCACCAAAGGCACCTGCTAAAGCACCAAAGGCACCTGCTAAAGCACCAAAAGCACCTGCTAAAGCACCAAAGGCACCTGCTAAAGCACCTGCTAAAGCACCAAAAGCACCTGAAAAAGAATGTCCTCCTGGTAAAGTTTATAATCCTTTAACAAATAGATGTGTTAAAGCGGATGGAAAAATAGGTAAAGAAATAAAATCGCGTAAAAATTAATTAAGTGTTGGATCATAAAATTTATTTTCGATTTCTAAATCATCAATATCTTTAATTTGACTTTTAGTTTGCTTATTATAAAATATTATTATTTCTTCGGGTGTTGTTATTTCAAATTTGCCATTTATTTTTTTTCGTGAAAACCAATTATTTTTACCTCTTTTTATTAAATTAAATATTCTTGCTGTTTTTTCTATTTCTAATTTAACTCCTTTATTTGTTTGTTTATAACCTATTATTCCTATTTCGCCATTATGTTCTTTTTTATGACATTCTTCACATATACATACTAAGTTATGTTGAGCATTTTTATTAAAATTTTCAAATTTACCATTTTTATCACTATTAATTTGATAATTAATATGATGTGTTTCTGTTCCCTTGTTTAGTTTGCAAACTTGACAAAGATCAATATAAATATTAGAATTATAATTCGATGTTTTAGTATTTACAATTGTATTATTTATTCCTTGAAGTTCTTTTTTAATCAATTCAGCATTTTTCATGAAACTTAAAGGAAGATCCAATGATTTACAAACATCAATACCATAAATATTTGATCCCTGACCTTCTCTTAATTTTCTTTCATAAATAATTTTATCATCTATAATTTCAATATGCATATGACATACTATTAATTCATTTCCTATTTTTGGTTTTAATAATGATATTGATGTTAATTCATGTAAGTGACTTGTGAAAATAAAAGATGAACGTTTATTTATTAATTCATTTATAGCAGATGATACAATACATAAACCAGATATTGCTTCAGTGCCACAACAAATTTCATCACCTATAATTAAACTATTTTTATTAGCACGTTGAAGAATATTTCTTAATTCAGTCATTTCAACAACAAAACTACTCATTCCTTTATAAATATTATCATTACCACAAATACGTGTCATAATGTGATTATAAGGAGTAAATTTAAAAACAGTTGCAGGAACAAACATACCTGCTTGTGCCATTATAATTGATAGTCCAATTGCCTTCATAAATGAACTTTTACCAGATGAATTTATACCAAATAATAAAATTCCAGATTGATTTAGAGAAATATCATTACCAATATATTCAACATCCGTTGAAATTCTTTCAATTATAGGATGTCTTAAATTTTCTGCATTTATATATGAGTTATTTGATTCATTATCTATTAGTGGTTTATAATAACAATAATCAAATGCATTACGTGCATTACAACTATTTATATCTAAATCAATTAAATTGTTAATTATAATAAATAAATTATTTTTATTTTTATTCAAAAAAGATTCTAAAAATTTAAAATATTCTTTAGTAACACTAATTTGTATTTCATTTAAAGTTGTTTCTATTATTTTTGATGCTTCATTAATTTCATTTGAAACTAATTTATAATTACTATTATTTGATGTTAGTTTTTTTTCAAATTTACTCATATAACTTTTATTTTTCTTTAATGCATTTTCAAATCTTTTTTTTGTTATTGTTATATAATATCCTTCATTTGAATTGAAATCTAATTTACATATACAATCATCAATATTATTTATAAATTCTATGATTTTTTCCAAAGATTCATAATTTTCCTTATATATTTTTGTTAATTTATCTAATTTATCCGAATATCCTTCTAAAAAAATATTACTTTTAATATCATTAAGATTATATTTTGAACATTCATCAACATTTAATATTTGAAGATCATTTAAAATTTGATCAATAATAGATATAGTTTCATTATCATCAATTACTTTAAATGCTTCAATAGCACTTTCTAATGAATTAATAATAGATCCCCATTCAGAAGGATTTAATTTATTCAAAAGAATTTTTCTTTTTACTCTTTCTAAATCAATAATATTATTTAAGTTTTTATTTATTATTTTAAATTTATTATCTTTTAATATTTCTTCAATTTTTTGATATCTCTTATTTAATTCATCTTTATTATTTATTGGATTTAAAAGTCTTTCTTTAAATCTTCTTGAACCAAATGCTGTGGAACATCTATTTAAAATTTCCAATAATGGTCGTTCATTATCATTATGACTAATAATATTTAATTGTAAAGAACTATTATATTCAATTGTTAATGTTTGTGAATTTTCAAGTAATTCAGGTAAATTTAATTCCTTAATAATTTCAGAATTGTGATCATATGCAAATTGAAGAAGACAACAAAAACTTAAACGACCAATTGAATATTTTTCAAGATTTAAATATTCAATAATAGAAAGCATTGAATTATTTTCAAATGCTTTTTCAAGTATTTTAGTTTGATATTCTAGTTTTTTCATATGAGTATTTAATTCATAATTTTCCCATTTTGCATGAATTAAGTAATTACCATTAATAATCAATAAAATTTGTTGTTTATTACTATCGCTTATTTTATCCGATAATAATAATATTTCTGTTGGATTATAGGTGGTTAAAATTCTGAAACATTCATCAAATGTAAATTGAGGATCTGATTTAGAAGTTCCATTTTCATATATAAATGATTTACCTGTTGTTAAATCAACACCACTTATACCAACCATTAATAATCCTGCAATTTCCTCAAAATAAAAAACTAAAATATAATTACTTTTTCTAGAAGTAATATTTATATTTGTAGATGGACTTATTATATCTGTAATTTTTCTTTCAGGATTAGGTGGTTGTGTTATTTGATCAATTTTAACAATTGTATAATTGTTTTGTAATAAAATTTGAAGAAATTTTTCCAATGCCCATGTTGGAAATCCTGCCATCAAGGGGTTATTTTTTGAAACTTCTTTTATCGCTTTATTTTTGCGTGATATCTGAATATTACATATATCTCCTATTTTATATATAAAAGGACAATTTTCAACAATTGAATATAACTCATAAAAAGAACCAACTTGCATCAAAATTAATGTATTTTCACCATATTTATTTTTATATTCAATTTCCTTATCTAAATAGTCGTCGATTATCATTTTTATTTTATAAATTTAAATGTCATTAATGATTATATTTAATTCCTTAAATCTTTTTAATTGGTGTAAATAGAAATAAAATAAAAATGACTAATATTACATTAAATGTTAAAAATGTTTTATTATTGTTGTTAAATGAAGTTGCTTTTTCAACAATTGTATTTATTTGGTTTATTTTATATCGCATAGGATTAATACAAGGAAGTCCTTTATTTGCATTATTAATAACATTTATACAAAATTTAATAGTATTGATTATATTAATAAAAAAAAATAAAATAAATAAAACTAATATTTTAAGATATTCTTTTATTTTATTTATAATGAAATTTTTACCACTTTTACATTTCTTTCCTAATTATCTTAATTTTGATTTAAGAGATATTTTTATTGTAATTTATTTATATTCAATATATTTAATTTTTGCAATAATTATGGCAGATTTATTTGATTTAGATATTAAAATAGATAAAATTATTCATAATGATACTATTGGTGATAATTATGAAAAAGCACCATCAACACGTATTTATGATTTTACATATAATGAAATTATTAATAAAATAATTTAAGAGTTCTCATTAGAACTCATTGAACTTAATGAATCATCATCACTATTAAATGGTGCAAAACCTGTTTCAAAGTTATCAGTTATTTTTGATATAACTGTTGGATCTATTTCTTCACTCACATTTGTATTGCCATTATTTCCATTTCCGTTGTTACCACCAGATTGTGAATTATCATTGGCAAGTAAACTAAAATTTAAAAATGAAGGAAGTGAAGGTTTTAAATAAAAAAATCCAATTGTAAAAACTAAATAAATAATTAAAAATAATAAAATATTTGAAATTTTAAATAAATTATAAGGTTCTTCTTCATAAATATTTTCTTCATTTTCTAAATTTTTTTTATGATTATTATATTCTACCATTTGAATTATTATGAATATGATAATAGATGTAATTAATGAAATTATATAATATTCCATTTTGATTTCTAATAATAAATAGATGATTAATTATATATAAATATACGCATTATTATAATTAATATTAGTATAATAATTTATTAAAATGAAATTAGAATTACGTAAATTTGACCCTTCAAGTATTAAGAGTGATTCGGTAGTTGTATTTATTGGAAAACGTAATACTGGTAAATCCTATTGTATGAAAGATATTTTAAGTTATCACAGAGATTTACCTGTTGGAATAGTTATAAGTCCTACTGAAACAGCAAACAATTATTTTGAAAAATTTGTTCCTAATATGCTTATTTATGACGAATATGAACCTGATATTATTAAGAAGTTTTTAGAAAGACAAATTAATATAAATAAACAAAAAGGGGAACAATTAAAGAAATATGGTTCATCTGAAATTGATAGTCGAGCATTTTTAATTTTAGATGATTGTCTTTATGATAAAAAATGGCCAACAGATAAAAATATAAGAAGTATTTTTATGAATGGAAGACATTATAAAATTTTCTTTTTAATTACAATGCAATATTGTTTAGGACTTCCACCTATATTACGTGCAAATATTGATTATGTTTTTATTTTTAAAAATAATTTAATTAAAGAAAGAGAAAAGATTTATCAACATTATGCTGGTATTTTTAATAATTTTGAAACATTTTGTAATGTCATGGATAAATGTACAGATAATTATGAATGTTTAGTTATTGATAATAAGGTTCAAAGTAATAAATTAGAGGATCAAGTTAAATGGTATAAAGCAGAAGAAAAAGATTTTAAATTATGTACACCTGAATTATGGAATTTATGTGCATTAGAAAAAGAAAGGAAGGAAAATACTTTGTTTTATGAGGATGAGGAGGAAGAAGAACCATATGATCCTTCTGTTTTTGTTAAAAATAAAAATAAAATTAAAGTTAATATTAAAAAGAAAAATTAATTATTATTAAGAGAGATGATATATGATTCAGTAATTATTGGTGCTGGTCCTGCAGGATTGGCATTTGCTAATTATGCTAAAAAACATAATCCAAATGAAAAAATAATAATAATTGAAAAAGATAATGTTATTGGTGGATGTCATAAAGTAAACAGAAAAAAACATAATGATGAATTTTATTTTTGTGAACATGGACCAAGAGTTTATATTGGCAATTATGTTAATTTTATAAGTTTACTTAAATCTATGAAACTCGATTTTAAAGAACTTTTTGGCAAAAAATATTCAATATTTTCAGTTTTATTCAAATCAGTTTTTCAAGATAAAATGTTAGGGTTTTTTGATTTCTTATCATTTGCAAGAGATTTTATATTAGTTTTATTTGACAATAAACATGGAATTAACATAAGTATGTATGATTATATGGTATTTAATAATTTTTCAAAAGAAGCAATGATAAATATTGATTTTTTATGTAGTTCAATTGATGGTGGTAATAGTAAAATGATTTCTCTCAATAATTTTATTAATACAACAATACAAACTTTTTTATATTCGATTTATATACCAAAAAAACCAAATGATGAAGCATTATTTAATTATTGGTATCAATATCTTTATAAAGAAAAAAAAGTTGATTTTTTGTTAAATTCACCAGTTGCTGAAATAAGTTTTTTTGATAATAATAAAAATAAGGTTGAATCAGTTATTTTAAAAGATGGAAGATCAATTAAAGGAAAAAAATTTATTTTTGCAATTCCACCAATAAATCAATATAAAATTAAAGGATTAAAAGAAGCATTTGAATTAAAAGAAGATTATGTTGAAAAAACTGAATATTTAGAATCTATAACATTGACTTTACATTGGGACTATGAATTAAATTTAGAAAATGATTTAAATGTTTTTAATACTAAAACTGAATGGTTTCTTATTGCTGATAATATGACTGAAATAATGAAATTTAAAGAAAGAAAATCTAAAACTGTTATTTCTTGTGCAATTGTTTTAACAGATGTTAAAGGTAGATATATTGATAAAACAGCAAATGAATGTTCAGAAGAAGAATTATTTGAAGAAGTATATCAACAATTACGATTAATTTATAAAAATATTCCAAGACCTACTTTAATATTTAATAATAACTATTTTGATACTAAAAAGAAACAATGGCATGCAAATGAATGTGCATTTGTTAAAATACCTAACTATGATTATCTTGACTTTAACAGCAATAAAGTTAAAAATATTTATTCATTAGGAACACATAATGGAAAACAAAAAAATTCATTTACATCATTAGAATCTGCAATAAGTAATTCAATCAAATTATCAAATATTATTTTTAATAAAAAAGATAAAATTAAAAGATGTTTTGATTTAAGAGATTTAACTATCGTTATAATATCAATAATTTTATTATTATTAATTATAAGATATACTTATAGTAACTATGATAAGTGACCTTGCTTTTGTCAATGAAACACCATTAAATAATACTGATGAGGTTGCTGTAAATACTGATGAAGTTGTTGTAAATACTGATGAGGTTGTTATGAATACTGATGAGGTTGTTATGAATACTGATGAGGTTGTTATGAATACTGATGAGGTTGCTGTAAATACTGATGAAGTTGCTGTAAATACTGATGAAGTTGCTGTAAATACTGATGAGGTTGCAGTGAATACTGATGAAGTTGTTGCAAATACTGATGAAGTTGTTGCAAATACTGATGAAGTTGTTGCAAATACTGATGAAGTTGTTGCAAATACTGATGAGGTTGTTGCAAATACTGATGAGGTTGCAGTGAATACTGATGAAGTTGTTGCAAATACTGATGAGGTTGTTGCAAATACTGATGAAGTTATTATGAATACTGATGAAGTTGTTGCAAATACTGATGAGGTTGCAGTGAATACTGATGAAGTTATTATGAATACTGATGAAGTTGTTGCAAATACTGATGAAGTTGTTGCAAATACTGATGAGGTTGCAGTGAATACTGATGAGGTTGCAGTGAATACTGATGAGGTTGCTGTAAATACTGATGAAGTTGTTATGAATAATCCAATTCAAGTAAATAGTGATATTAAAAATAATAATGATGAAATAATAATTGATATATTAGATAAAAATATTATCGTATGAGATAATAAAGAGATGTTGAGTAATCCTGATGAAAAAGAAGAACAAGATAAAATTTTTATGAATAATGATGAATCTCCTAAAATTGATCCAGTAAATGATAAAGTTTTTATAGATATACCATTACGAAATCCTTCAACAAGTGCACAATTGGTAACAGTAATTCAAGGATCACAAACTGGCGATATAGTTGATGGTAATTTAGACAAAGCAGATAAATTATTACAAATGATAAAAGATAGTAAATTGAAAATAACAAATCAATTATATATAGTTTCAACTAAATATGATATTATATATTTTAGATTTAATAAGATATCATTATCAATATTAATTTTATCAGTTATTATTACATTTATAGAAGCAATTAGATTAACAATAGTTAATTATGATACTCAATATGAAGGATCAAGTATAAAAAAATTTATTTCACAAGAAACAGTATCATTAATTATAAATGTATTGTCATTATCATTAAGCACTATTCTAACTATTTTAAGTTCAATTGTTAAATTTAAAAGTTACAGGGAAAATATGGACAAATTAAAAAATATTCATGATACATTATTTAATTATAAGAATTTATATGATAAACAACGTGATTTAATTAAATTTCATAAAATTAATAATATATTAACTGATGAAGTATATGAAAAATTAAAAGATACAATTGAAGAATATAATAAAGAAATTAAAGATATTAGTATTTTTGAAAATATAAGAAATGGAGATATTCTTAAGTTTAATAAAATTAAAGTTGAACATGATATTAAAATGCAAAAAATGGCAAGTCAAAGAGAAATTGAATTATTACGAATATCTTTAAGTAATAAAAAGAAAAAAGAAGAATTAGAAAATGGAAATCTCAAAACTAATTGTTTTTTTTAATTAGAGTAAGCAAGACCACCCATTCCTGAAAGAATACGAAGAACGTTATAATTGGTAGTATATATGAATATATTTCCTGCTTTTGAAGATGAAACAGATAATATGGCAGTGTCTATACGAGACATATTTAATGATCCAGATGGTTGATGTTCTTCGGGTTTTATGGCAAATGAATAAACATTTATTCCTTCATGGAAATAATCAGGAGTATTTTCATGATGTTGATAAGGTTGAACAAGATTGAAATAAGTTCCTACACGTTCAGCAAAACGATCATTACCATTTAATTGTATTTTAGCAGAAGTGATTGGATTTTCACCCAAGAACATATTATTGTCACCATTACGGGTGCTAAAGTTATTCCAATAAAGATCAGCAGTTGCATCAGACGCTTTGTCTGGTTTAACATACCATACTAATTCTTTGCAAGGATGATTGAAATTCATTCGAATGCTTTTTACAGTAGTACTTCCTGAAATGGTGTCACTACCAGTAAATTGTAATTGTTCAATTAAATATTCATGAGATAATTGAGCAAATCGGCGACGTTCATCAGTATCAAGGAAAATATAATCAACAAATAAAGCAACTTCACTTAAACTTATTTTATCAGCAGTAGAATTAGTTAAAGCAGAATTAAGAAGAGGAAGAGATGCTACATTACCACCTGTAGAACTTTTTAAGAAAAATGCTTTATCACAATAATTCGCAGATTTATCCACTAAATTGCTAGCAGACTCAAATTCAATATTTATTTTTACTTCATGATATTGGAGCGCAATTAAAGGAAGAGCGAGACCAACATTACGACAAAACCAGAATTCAAGAGGAACATGAACGCGATAAGAACATTGAGCAGGTACATAAATAGAATGATTATATTTATCACCACCAACCATTAAATAATAACCATCACGTTTTCCAGCAGGTAATGATAATTCATTCCATATATATAACCATTCAGCATAATGTTTATCAATACGTTGACCACCAATTTCTAATTCAATAGATTTTAATAATTTAAGACCAAAATAGGGAACTAATGCAACACCATTGTTCTCTGCAGTAGCACCAGTAGCAGTTGTATTTGTATTATTGAAAGATGCACGTAAATAAACACGATTTATTAAATCACCATTTCGTGTTATTTGACAAGTAACACGGGAACCAAATGCAGCAGTTCGAAGAAGACCACCACCCATTTATGCTATATTCTTTATACTATAATAGGAGAAAAAAAAAGAAATAGTAAAATCTAATTAGAGTATGCTAAACCACCCATACCTGAAAGAATACGGAGAACATTATAATTAGTGGCATAAACATATAATGAAGATTTAGAATATTCGTATTTGCCAGGAGTTACAGTTATATTTGCTAATGCTTCAGTTCTATCAAAAACAGTTAAATTTAATACAGCAGTATCTATGCGAGACATATTAAGAGTTCCTGATGGTTGATGTTCTTCTGGTTTAAGAGCAAATGAATAAACATTGATACCTGCATTAGCGGGTATATTTTCATGATGTTGGAATGGTTGAACAGTGTTAAAATAATTACCAGTGCGTTCAGCAAAGCGATCATTTCCATTTAACACTAATTTAGCTTTGATAACAGGATTTGAGGGATAAAGAACTTCTGCCATACCTGATGAACTGGTTAAACCATCATACATTAAATCTTTTTGTAAGGTATCAGTTCCAAAATCATCATTACTAACACTATTTATTTTAGTTGTATAATTGAACCAGTTATTGTTATTATTGACACTATTTCTTAAAAACCATACTAATTCTTTACAAGGATGATTGAAATTTAATTTTGCCTTAATATTGGTGCTAGATACTGCTTCTTCACCAGTGAATTGTAATTGTTCAATTAAATATTCATGTGATAATTGAGCAAATCGTCGACGTTCATCAGTATCAAGGAAAATATAATCAACCCATAAAGAAGCAGTAAAAGTTGGAGATTCATTAGAAGTACTACTATATTTTAAATTATCTTGAGTTTCAAAATTAATATTTATTTTTACTTCATGATATTGGAGAGCAATTAAAGGAAGAGCGAGACCAACATTGCGACAGAACCAAAATTCTAATGGAACATATAAAGTTGGTTTGATTGATGCTTTACCAGTAACAACTGAATTAACACCACCACCATAAGCACCAACCATTTCATTATAACCATCGCGTTTAGATTTAGGAAGAGAAAGTTCATTCCATATATATAACCAATGAGCATAATGTTTATCTATCTTTTGTCCTCCAATTTCAATTTCAACATAGTTAATTACACGTAAACCAAAATATTTACAATAAGCATCAGCATTTGTATTTGTTAAATTTAATTGCAAATAAACACGATTTATTAAATCACCATTTCGTGAAATTTGGCAAGTAACACGAGAACCAAATCCAACATTACCATTAAAAGTTTGTTCTATGAAGAAGACCACCACCCATTTATGCTATATTCTTTATACTATAATAGGAGAAAAAAAAAGAAATAGTAAAATCTAATTAGAGTATGCTAAACCACCCATACCTGAAAGAATACGAAGAACATTATAATTAGTGGCATAAACATTTATTGTTCCACTGACAGCAGAAGTATTAGTTACTGCTAAAACAGCAGTATCTATACGAGACATATTAAGAGTTCCTGATGGTTGATGTTCTTCTGGTTTAAGAGCAAATGAATAAACATTGATACCTTGATTAGCAGGAATATTTGTATGATGTTGAAATGGTTGAACGAGATTGAAATAACTTCCATTACGTTCAGCAAAACGATCATTTCCATTTAATTGAAGTAAACATTTATCAAATGGATTTTTGGCATTTGCTGAAAATCCAGGTTCAACATTGAAAGTTATGTATTTCGGTATTTCATCAGCAGCACCAGTAAGTGCATTATTTAATATATCATTACTGGTATTAGGATCACCTGCACTGAGTTGAGCAGTTATACTTGTTAATCCTGCTGAATATAAATTGGGGTAATCACCTGCAGCAATAAAATTGCCATCTTTTTTAACAGTATAATTATACCAATGATTAGCAGCAGTTGATGGGGCAAATTTACCAACCCATACTAATTCTTTGCAAGGATGATTGAAATTTAATTTAACACGTGTTGATGAATTGGCAGTTAATGATTCAGAACCAGTGAATTGTAATTGTTCAATTAAATATTCATGAGATAATTGAGCAAATTTGCGTCGTTCATCAGTATCAAGGAAAATATAATCAACCCATAAATTAACATTAGTTAATGAATATGATCCACTAGGATCTGATGAATTTCCTGAACTAATTTTATAAATGCAATTTTTGGCAGCTTCGAATTCTATTTTAATTTTAACTTCGTGATATTGAAGAGCGATTAAAGGAAGAGCGAGACCAATTGAACGGCAAAACCAGAATTCAAGAGGGATAAATAAACGTGGTTTTGCTTGACCAGTAGTTCTAGTTGTTACATCTTGATCAGCACCAACCATTTGCTCCCAAGCATAACGTTTGCCAACGGGAAGGGAAAGTTCATTCCATATATATAACCAATCAGAATAATGTTTATCTATTTGTTGTCCACCAATTTCTATGGTTACAGATTTTAATAAACGTAAACCAACATAATTAACAAATTTATCTCCAGAAGTTGTTAATAATGGAAGATCGCATTCTAAATATGTGCGATGAATTAAATCACCATTGCGAGATATTTGACAATAAACAGTGTTTCCAAAATCAGAGTAATTTGGGGATTACCAGTTAAATAAACATCCTGAGCACCATAAGCGACAAGTTGAAGAAGACCACCACCCATTTATGCTATATTCTTTATACTATAATAGGAGAAAAAAAATAATAGTATTTTTAACTATATAAGCATATTTAAAAACATTAATTTATAGATAACATTTAATTATGTTCAAAGATAAAACTGCAAAAAAACGAGTAACATCTAATAAAGATATATCTACATTAGATGCAATGCATAATAAAATTATAAATAATTATTCGAATAAAATTATTGCGGAGAAAAAAAATTTGGAAAAAATTAAAGAATTGGAAAATACTTATAATTATATTAATGGATTGATAATTAATTATAATAATGACGGGAATGATTTAAATATCAATAATCAAAATAATAATTATAATTATAATGATTTATGGACTAGTAATATTAAAATAAAAGAGGAAATAATCAAAATTAAAGAGGAACTTAAGGACATTAAAAATTTTAACGAAATAGAATATTATGAAAAAACCAGTTATATATTATTTAATTATTATGATATGATTGAAAAACAAACAACAAATCAAATAAATAATCCTCCCACAAAAATAAAATCAGTTAAATTTAAAAATAAATCTATTATTGATTCTTTTAAGTTAAATATAGAAAATAAAGACAATGATAAAGACAATGATAAAGACAATGAGAATGATGAGTTTAATGAAAAACACAAAGATGATAATTATGATTCAGATGAATTAGTTATTGAAAAAAGTTCATTAGTTGATGAATATTTAGCAATAACCAATAATAATCATATTAAAAAAATAGATTTTGACAATAGGGAATTATGCAGAAATTGCAGAAATTATCTTACTTGTCTTCAACATGAAGCAATCATGATTTGTAATGTTTGCGGATATCAAGAACCATTATTAGTTGAACAAAATAGACCAATATTAAAACAAAATACAAAAGATACATCTCATTTTAGTTATAAAAGAATTAATCATTTTAGAGAATGGTGTAATCAAGTTCAAGGAAAAGAAAGCACAGATATACCAAATGATATATTTGAAAAAATTTTAAATGAAATTAAAAAAGAAAAAATTACAGACACAAAGAAAATAACTTATAATAAAATGCGGGAAATATTAAAAAGATTACGAATAAATAAATATTATGAACATATTAATTATATAATAAATCGTATTAATGGAATACCAACGCCTCAATTTTCTGCAGAATTAGAAGAGAAATTGTGCTCAATGTTTAGAGATATTCAAGCACCATTTTTAAAACATTGTCCAAAAGATAGAAAAAACTTCTTATCTTACAGTTATGTTTTATATAAATTTTTTCAAATATTGGAACTCAAGGAATATTTAAAATTTTTCCCTTTATTAAAAAGCAGAGAAAAATTATATGCTCAAGATCAAATATGGAAAAAAATATGTGAAGAGTTAAATTATAAGGTTATACCATCTCTCTAAACAGCAGCAGGGAAACCAACTAATCGGAAACCAGCACCTAAACCAACACCTTGACGGGCACCAGCAGATATGGATGGGGATAATAAATCGAAGATTGAGAATACACAAGCAGCAGTTAAGGCAATCATCCATATTTCATTAACTTGTAATTTATTTTTTGGTAATAAATATGCAGCAAGAGCAACAAATAAAGCTTCTATGGCATATTTTAGTAATCGAGTAAGTGCCTCCCATATATCAAAGGTATAATTCGCATTTCCGTTCATTATCTTGATAGTCTTTATACTTTATATTAAGAAAATAAAAAAGGATATAAGATTTTTATTTTATTAATTAATAGTAAATATGACCGAAGAGACTTTAGTTACAACAAAAGAAATGGATTATTTGGACGAAGATAAACCTATCAGAGGACAAAATTATTGTTTGTTGTCTTTTTTAAGTCCGGAAGACACATTACAAAATAAGGAACTTTATTATTTTTCAAAATTCACACAAAACTTTGGTCGTGATATGAAATCTTTACTTGATAATCTTGAAAATAAATATCCTGAATCGAAAGATTTAATTGATACTATCAAAACTAACAATGCGTATATGTTTGATTCAAAGGAAATGAATGAACAATACAAATTTTTTAAATCAGTAAATTCTGAAGAAATTGAAAAAGATTTTTATCGTGAAAATAATTTTGTAACAAGTGTGCGTGGTATTAAAGTTAGAGGTGTATTTGATACTGTTGAAGAAGCAAAAAATAGATGTGAATTTCTTAAAAAATTAGACAGTAAATTCGATATATTTGTTGCTCAAGTTGGTTGCTGGTGTCCATGGTCTCCAAATCCCAATGATATTCAAAATCAAGAATATTCTGAAACTCAATTAAACACATTAATGAAACAATACAAAAAGAATATGGAAGAACGTGATGAAATTTTTGATAAACGTCGAATTGAAGTTCTCAATAAAACCAAGAAAGAAGAAGATATTGCTCAATCTTTATCTGAAGAAGATCCTTGGACTAAACGCAAAAATGAAGAATCTTCGTCCCAACCAACTGAACAACCATCAGAACAACCATCAGAACAACCAACAGAACAACCAACAGAACAACCAACAGAACAACCAACTGAACAACCAACAGAACAACCAACTGAACAACCAACTGAAGAAACAACTAAAGAATAAAAATAATCTTATTATATATTAAAATAATTGTATGGAAGAAGTAAAAGAAGAAGTTAAAGAAGAAGTTAAAGAAGAAGTTAAAGAAGAAGTTAAAGAAGAAGTTAAAGAAGAAGTTAAAGAAGAAGTTAAGGAAGAAGTAAAGGAAGAAGTTAAAGAAGAAGTAAAGGAAGAAGTAAAGGAAGAAGTTAAAGAAGAAGTAAAGGAAGAAGTAAAGGAAGAAGTTAAAGAAGAAGTTAAAGAAGAAGTTAAAGAAGAAGTAAAGGAAGAAGTTACTGATGAAAAATAAATATTCTTATTTTTAATTTTTATATATAATAAATATAAAAATGAAGGCAATAGCAGTATTTTTATTATTTTTGGGAATGCTATTAATTATAAAAGGTTATTATAGTAATAAATATAAAAAACAAACACAACCTAAGGTAATTGTTAAATACATTCCAAGAAGTGAATATGAAGCACAAATGAGTGATGAAGAAAGATTATCTGAATTTTATAAAGGTATGTTTGAAGATACACAACCTAATCAATATAATGGTAAAATAAATATATCTAATAAATAAGATAATAAATAATGCTTAAAATAAATGATATTGGTTTACAGTTATTAAAATCAATAAATAAAAATGACAGTGATAATAAAAAAATATTTATTTCAAAATTAAATGAATATAATAAAAATAAAAAGAACAATGAAGATAAACTTGCTGAAGATTTTAAATTTTATTTAGAAAATTATGAAAATAAAAGAAAAATAAATGATACTTTATATGGTGAATATTTACAAAAACGTTTTCCTTTATACAAAAAATGGTTAGAATCAAAAAAAAAACCAGATTTAGAAAATTTATTTAAATTAAAAAATATAAATTATGTTCCTGTTCCAGATATATATACTAAAAATAAACCAAAATCATTGTTAAAATAATTATAACATGTCATCTTCTGCACTTACAGCAGCATTAGTTAACATTGATAAGACTGAAAAAACTGCTCCTAAAAAATACATAATATAATCAAGAGTTGTTGTTATTATTTTAGTAATAGCTTTAATAAGTTCTGGTATAAATTTTAATTGATCTGTAAGAAATAAGAAAAAACTAGACATTATTGAAATAAAATAACTGATTGCATAAATAAATGTTTTAATGAAAAAATTAATATATGAAAAAATACTAAAAATAAAGGAAAATAATGGACCAATCAAATTATATAAAAATTGCAATAAAGGGACTAATGCATTATAAGTATCATTTAAACCATTATATGTTTCAGTGAAAACTCTTCCCAATACAGAAAAAAATTCTTTCACAAAACCAAAAATGCTTTTAATTAAATCAATACTAACAATTAATATATCATAAATAAAAGTCATTAATTGCATAATCATTTTTTTATAATCTATTATTTATAGATTAGATATTTGAAATGCAAGAAAAAGTTTTTAAATTTAATTATATTATGTTTTTTTTAGCGTTTGCGATCGGTATTTTATTTGTTTATTTATCAACACCTAAACAAAAAATAATCATTAAATATCCAACCCCATATAATTCAAATAAAATAGTTTATAAAAATGAAAATGATTTTTGTTATAAATACGAAGTTTCCGAGGTAAAATGCACAGACAAAGCAATAGATCAACCAATTATTTAAACCTCTTATTATATGTAGAATAAATGGAAATAAAAGAAATTTTAAATCGTTTGCTTTACACAAGTATGGGACAAATGTTTATTAGTGCTTTATTTGGTTTATCACTTGCATTATTATTTAAAAGAGTATGTAAAGATAATTGTACTATTTATATTGCACCAAAAAAAGAAGAAATTGAAGGTAAAATTTTTAAATTGGAGGAAACATGTTATAAATATACAACAAAACAAATGAAATGTAATAAAGAAATAGACAATGATAGTAAAACAGTTATGTACTATGATGGATATGAAAAACCAGATAATCAAATTGAAGAACCAGGATTTTTAAGTAAAATATTTTCTTAATTTTTATTTTTATTTTTATGTTTATCTTTATCTTTATAAATAATTAGAATGGATAACACTGATTTATGTAGTAATATAACTGTGTTACCTCAATATGAAGGAACATGTTGGTTTAATGCAATATTTATGATTTGTTTTTATAGTCAAGGTGTTCGAAAATTATTAATTAAACATTCAAATGAATGGAATAAAAATGAAAGTTTATTTAAATATTTTAAAACCATTATTAAATATAGTCATACTAAATCTACAAAAACATTTGATTTATTTATAAAAGTTAAACCAGAAATAGTTTTGTTAAAAATAATGGAAAATTATGATAATATTTTAAAATATTATTTTAAATTTAAAAATAAAAATAAACCTATTTCTGATATTAAATGGGGACATAATGTAAGATATATTTGTGATTTTTTAAAACTTTTAAAAGTTCCATATGTATCAATCAATTTTATGAGTTCTACCAATAGATTTATATTTAATTTGCCAGAATTAACATCATTATGGGATTATTTAGAAAAAAAAGAAAAAGCATATACTTATACCGATATTTATTTAAAAGACTATATAGATGAATTAAAAAAAACTATTGAAAATACACCAGAGGTTATTATAATTAATGAAGGAGTAAATAAATATGATTCATTAAAATATCATCAAGATTTTAGTAGGTTCTTTTTAAATGAATTTAATTTTAAATTAAAATATACTGATTATGATTCTATTAAAAATTTAAATAATATAATAACATTTAATGGAACAAAATATAAATTAGATTCATGCATTTGTGTGAATTATAATAAAACAAAAGAACTTAATTATCATGCAATTGCAGGTATTACATGTAATGACAATAAATATGTTTATAATGGTTGGAATAGTTCAACAACAGATGGTGGTTTAAAAAACACATTAAATGTAAAAGATAGTCCATGTTCATTAATGAAATTTGATTGGGATATTCATAAAAATTCAGAATTTTGTTTAAATCTTGAAAAATGTAAATTAGATCCAAATATAATAAGTGATGAAGAATTGTGTTTTAATTTTGCAAATAATATAAGTGGTAGATTACTTGTTTATGTTAAAATAAATGAAGAAGATAATGAAAGTGAAGTTAAAGATTTTGAATCAATTAGTGATTTATCAGAAAAAGAAGATTTAATTGCAAAATTATATAAAATAGATATTTTGGATTTTACAGATATAATTAATTTAATTGCAAAATTTAATTTTCATTTTCATGATTTAATTAAAGAAAATTTAGTAATATTAAAAGATATAACATTACATATAATTGACTCTTTTCGAAATATTGATTATAAAAATGACGAAAAAGTAAAACAAATAATAACTAAATATAATCCAAAAATAGTTTTTAATGAGTTTATAAATATTCGTTCTTTATATCAAATATATATTGAAAATTTTTTTTATAAAGAAAAACCAGATATAATAGTAAAGGATATTAAATTATTATTATCCGAAATAAAACAATATAATTTTAAACTTCCTGAATTTTATTCATTTTTAGAATTAAATAAAATATTATTTGATTTGAAAAAAATTGAAGGAGATTCACATTATTTTCAGTTCTTTTTAGGTTTTTATGGTATTAGTTATTACGAATTTAAAGATAAAATGCACTATTTATTAAATTATTTGGAAAAGATTTCTATTTATTATCCTAATAAATTTAAATCAAGTGATAAAATATTATTAAAAAATCTTGCAAAAAAATTATTAAATGATGTTTATTTAATTAAAAATAAAATTCAATCTAAATCGGAAGTAAAAGAAGAACCTAAAGTAATTCCTAAACCTAAAGAAGAACCTAAAGTAATTCCTAAACCTAAAGAAGAACCTAAAGTAATTCCTAAACCTAAAAAAGAACCTAAAGCAATTCCTAAATCTAAAGAAGAACCTAAATCTAAAAAAGAACCTAAAGCAATTCCTAAATCTAAACAAATGACTAAACCAGAAATAATAACTAATATTAAAAAGTTAGATCCTGCTATTAAAGGATTAACAACAAAGAAAAAAGAAGAGTTATTAGTAATTTATTCCAAACTTAAGGCAAAATAAAAAAATATGATTATTAATTTATAAAATAAATTATAAATCAATTTATAACAATGAATCCTCCTATTTGGAAACTTAGAGAATGGATTAATAATAGTATTAATAGTAATTTTACACATAGATTAGATAAAACGCAAATATCAAGTAATCCACGTGCAATTAAATATTTAAATGAAAATAAGAAAAGAATTGATTGGAATTCATTATCATCAAATGAAAATGCAATGGAATTATTGATGGAAAATCAAAATAAAATTAATTGGGAATCATTGTCATCAAATAAAAATCCTGAAGCAATTAAATTATTAAAATCTAATAAAAGTAAAATTGATTGGAGTCGTTTATCTGCAAACGAATCTGCAATTGAAATACTTGAAGATAATATTGATAAAATTGATTGGGTAACTTTGTCTGGTAATAAGAATGCAATTAAAATTCTTGAAGAGAATCGCGATAAAATAGATTGGTCAAGATTGTCTGGCAACTGTAATGCAATTGATCTATTAATGAAAAATGAAAAATATATTGATTTTAGTTATTTTTCATCAAATTCTAATTACAAAGCGATTAATTATTTAAAAAAACATCCCAGTAAAATTAATTGGAAATATTTATGTTTAAATGAAAATATTGATGCCATTGAAATGTTAAAGAAAAATCAAGATAAAATTGATTGGTTTTTCTTATCTATCAATCCGAGTGCATATGAATTGTTATATTCTAATCAAAATAAGATTATATGGTTTTTATTTCAATTTAATCCATGTATATTTGAATTAGATTATAAAGAAATGCGAATCGCAAATGAAAAATTTGAAGAGGAATTAATAATGGAGGTAATGAAACCATCAAGAGTATTTAAAAATCGTGATTATGATTATATTGAGGAATTATTTGATTAGTTGCGTATTTGTTATAATTATTATTAAATTTTTATTATTTAATAAACAAAAATGAATATGACAACGAGTATTGATAATATTCCTTTAAAAACTACAAAAGTTGATAATCAAATTGATGACAGTGAAGATCCTATGGTTAAAGATATATTAAATGAATTTGAACAAGAATTAAAAGTAAATGTACAACAAACACAACAACATAAACCGCCACAAAATGATTATGTTATTAATTATCCACCACAACCTCAACAACAAATGCCACCACAACAACAATCATGCCAAATTCCTTTTAAAAAACCAAAACAAAATAATTCATATTATAATGAAGAATTATTAAGAAAATCTGCGATAATAGTTGTAATTATTGCTTTTGTTTTTTCACCAATTATTTTTACAACAGTATTAGATAAATTACCAGAATCAATGCGAGATTTAGTTGATAACAATAATTATTATATCAAATTAATTTTATCATTTATAGCAATTTATTTATTATTTCATTATAATTTAATTTAATTTTTTGGTCAATATTTATTTATAAATTTGAAAATTGGGTGTTGTTAAATCGAAACCTGGATAATGAATTGCGTCAGAATTCAATCCTTGAACACCATAAGTATTATTATCAGTTCTTATTTCATTATTATAATTATTTATATCATAAATATTTGTTTGTGCATTTTCCAATAATTGATTTGATATATATGGCATTTCAATACAATCATTTGAAAATTTAATATAATGATTTTCAATCATTTCAGTTTTATCATTTTTCACTGGTTTAACATCATCAAATTTTTCATTATTTTTTTCTAATAATGGTTCTTTCATATAATTACTATTAGATGTTTTATTATGAATTAATTTTTGATAATATTTAAAATAAATTATTAAAAATAATAAACCTATTAAAAACCCTAATATTTCATCAATGCCAATAATTATACCAAGTATTAATATTCCTATTAATAATTGATTTACAGGTGTATGTAACACCACAGGAATATCAATATCCACCATAATTGAAAAAATTATTAATATAAAAAATAAACTTCTCAAAACTACTAAAAACATATTAATTAACTTATCTAATTTATAAATATATATAAAATTAATTTGAGTTATATTTAAATGATGGTAGCAGAAACAACTTATTTATCAAATAGAGGTTATGCAATCCTTAAAACTGAAAAAAATAAAAAATTAATCAAAGATATAAAAAAAGAACTTACTGTATCTCCTAAAGTTATTCCAAATGGTAATTTTGGTACTGTTAAAGAATATCCAATTTATATGGAAAGTGATAATAAATTATATGTTCCTAAATGTTATGGTTTATCTAAATTTGGTATTCCATTAAATGATAATTTAGATAATGGATTGGATTGTCCCAATTTAGTTTTTAATGGAACTTTAAGAGATATTCAAAAGATACCAATAGATAATTTTATTAAAGCAGCAAATGATAATGAAAAATTAGGAGGAATTATAAGTGTTCCATGTGGTTTTGGTAAAACTATTATGGCAATTTATATTGCATGTCATTTTAAGAAAAAAACACTTTTTATTTCTCATAAAGATTTTTTAAACGAACAATTTATTACAAGTGTCAAAGATTTTGTTCCAAATGCAAAAATTGGAAAAATCAAACAATCAAAAATTGATGTTAATGATAAAGATATTGTTATTGCAACATTACAATCATTAGCATTAAGAGAATATGACCCTTCTATTTTCAAAGATTTTGGTTTGGTTATTATTGATGAATGTCATCATATTGCTTCAGAAGTTTTTTCAAGAGCGTTTAAAAAGATGAATATTCGTTTGACATTAGGTTTATCTGCAACATTAAATAGAAAAGATGGTTTAAGAAAAGTTTTTGAATGGTATTTGGGAAAATCAATTTATGATTTTAAAATTGATAAAAAATCTGCAGATATGATTGTTCAAATTCATCGATATTTTGCACCAGCAAGTGAATACAGTCAAATAAAAACCTTTTATAATGGACAACCTAATATTGTAGCATCTATTAATAATATTTGTAATTATAAACCAAGAACATTATTAATTATTGATATTTTAAAATCAATATTGGCAATAGATAAAAACAGAAAAATTCTTATTTTATCAGAAAGGAAAAATCAATTGAAAGATATTGAAAATTTAATTGTTGAAAATAATATTGCAGATTATGGTTATTATGTTGGTGGTATGAAAATGGTTGATTTAGACATTTCTGCAACTAAACAGATAATTCTTGCTACTTATCAAATGAGTAGTGAAGGTTTAAATATTCCAACATTAAATACATTGATATTAGCAAGTCCTATCAGTGATATTCAACAATCAGTTGGACGAATTTTAAGAGAAAAAAAGGAGGACAGAAAATATATTCCATTAACTATTGATATATTTGACGATTTATCAATAGTTAAAAATAAAGGTTATAAAAGATTAAATTATTATAAATCAAATGGTTATATAATTAAAAATTTTGTTGAAAATTTACAAATTTCAGATGATTCTAGTAATTGTTCAAATGAAAACGATGAAGATGATAAGAAAAATAAAAAAGAAGATATGAAAAATGCTTTAAAATTATTTATAAATGAAGATGATGAATAAAAATAAAAAGTTAATAATATTTAGATATGGATAGTATATTTGTTTTTATTACAATAATAATTGCAATTATTTTATTAGTTTTAATTGTTAATAGAAATGATGAAAAACCCAATAATAATCGTTACATAAAAAATAATTTACCAACTAACAAAAATAATCATAATAATGATTTAGTTGAAGGTTATGATGCAAAAACAATAAAGGAAAATTCATATTCATTGGTGGGAAATGAAGATGAATATCAAAAAAATGTAGAAGGTTATGAAAATGAATTAATTTTAGATAATAATTTAAAAACAGGTGATTATGTTAATCAATTTCAAGAGATTGATTTCAGTAAATTTCCTAAATCAAATATTCAAGTGGGATTTAATCCACAACCAAGAGAATCTACAGAAACTAAATTACCATTTGCTGATATAAATGTTAATTGTTTATAATTGATTGTTCATTTATTGTTTTTACATTAATAGAATTATTATTAATGTCAATATATTGATATTTACTTGTTCCAAACGCTCTTGAAATACCTGTATCACAATATATAATTTGATTATTTAGAACTGTTATTTCGGGTAATGCAGTATGACCTAAGAACATATATGAAACATTTAATTCATTGAATAATTTAGCAGTTTCATTAGGATCATTTATATCTCTATTCCATAAAATACCTGTTTGACCTATTATTATATAATCTAATATTTCTTTGTCTTGTATATTTATTTTCCCTGTTTTTAAATAATTTTCCCAAATTGTATTAATATAAAATATATCTTTATTATATTTTTTAAGAATTTCTAAATGTTTTATATTAAATTTTGCATGACAAAATAATAAATCTTTTATTTTAAGAACTAAAGGTCTTTTTGATAATAATAAAGCAATTGATCCCTGGGGTTTAAATAGACTTTCTCTTATTTCTTCTTTTTTATTTAAAGGTGATACATATGTAAAATCACCTATTATATTCATTAATTCATGATTACCTATCAATGATATACATCTTCCTCCTTTAACTCTCGCTATATTATCTAAATGTTCTGTAAAATATATCATTTCATAATCATTTAAAACTTCCCAATTTTCATTTGTATTTCTATTTAAACTATCTACTTGATCTCCCAATTGAACTATTATTGTATTTGGAGGTTCTGCAATCCATTCAAAATTATTATTGATTATATTTGCATCTATTAAAATTGTTTTAAATCTTTTGATATCACCATGAATATCTCCGATGACAATTAAGCGCTTTATTTCATTATTATTTAAATCAAAAATATTAGAACTATACATTATAATT